TGAAACAAATCTCTCAAACGCACGGACAATGTTTTCTTCCAATGCGTGTTTTGCGGAGTTATCAATGCTGTTTTTGAGGGACGAAATTTGACGTTCTCTCAAGATTCCACCTTCCCATACCCACTCCTTTCCTTCCATAATTCCATTCACAAATGCGTCTGGAGCAGAGGGATCTGCTACAATGTCAGCAGCAGTGGCGAGCATAAAATCATCACGAACATAGTTAGCACCATTCTTTTCTTCAAGAGATCCCATACCTCTAGAAGATACTCCAAGTCTAACTCCTTCATCTAGGAGAGACTTAGCAATCTTGCCCATAGGAGTATCAAGTACTCTTGCTTTTCCAATGAAGTTTGTTCCTTCTTTTCTAAGCGATGTGATCTTGTGTGATACTCTATCTAGATTGACTGTGGGACCATCTGGATGACCCAACTCACCGAGAGCTCTACCAGAAATAACATACTCTTCATTGTAACGATTTACTTCCTTTTCAAGAATTTCTAACGGATAAATTCTTCCGTTACGATTCTTAATTTCGGATTGCAAAAATACCCCTTCAATGTAGAGATTCTTTTTACCGCCAGATTCTTCAACTAGAACCTGAACAGATTCAAAATTTCCCTCGGTGATTAGTTTCATTCTTCTGATCCCTGTTCCTCTGTAGATGTTTTATCCATAATCTCATCATATAAAGTATTAGCAAGAACTTCCTTGTATGCATCTAATGCCTCAGAAGACTTGGCAGTTAATACATCATGGATAAGATCAATTGCATTTGACCTGTTACCCAAGGCAACATTATCCACTGCTTTTGAAATTGATTGTAATGTTTCAGACATAATTATGAATTAACAATATTATTTATTTAGACGAAGAAGAAGGTTTGGGTTTAGGCGCAGCCTTCATTTTCTGAATTTCTCTCTTGTGATCTGCATCTGCTGCTTCTTGATCTCTCAAGTGTTGGTCTTCAGCATTTTGAGCATCCATCTCTGGAGCAAATGCTTGGTTCTGACGATCCATCATGTCAAATGTATTGACATCTGTTGGATCCATAACTAGACCAAGACCAATTTCTGCATTCATTTGCTTATCAATTTCCTTATATTCTTTCTCACTTTGCATGAGAACTTTCTTACGAACCCACTCAATGGAAACATATTTACCGACAAACATATCAAATTGTGTGGCAATTTGAATTCTCTGTAAATTTAATTCTGCTTCCTTGAGTTCGTTAAAATGATTATCAAAGAGGAAATCGTATTGGATATGTTCCTTCATATCCTCCCAATCTTCTGGAGTAATAACTCTCTTAAGAATGAGTTGAGTCTTCAGAACATCGTTGAAGATCTCTGTAAATCTTTTGCGGAGACGACCGATGAACTTAGTAAACTTAAGTTCATCCCTGAGAACCTCTGTGGTCTTACCAAGATTAAACCCTTTGTTGTCATCCGTAAGGCGGGAAGGTGGTAGGTTGAGTGAGTTGTAAAGTTTCTTTTTGAAATACTCAAGATCCTTGAGTTCACCAAGATTCTGACCGCCTGGTAATACAGAGATCTCAGTTCCTCTACCACCTTCACGGCGAGGAAGCCAGAAGTCTTCGAGCATTGACATATGCTTTTTGTCATCACGAATCTCTCCTGTGTTGGCATCATATACAAGTTTGTTGCGATAGCGAGCCATAACATCGCGGAGATATTGCTCTGCTTTTACCTTAGGAAGATTACCTACATCAATGTAAAAGATTCTTCTTTCTGGTGCGCGTGATAAACGATAGATAACAATTGCGTCCTCAATCATTCTCAGTTGATTGTGAACTTTAATTGCTTTATGAAGGAAACTAAGAGTCATCTTCTTAGTCATATCTTGGAGTCCAGATCCACAATAGGTAATTGCGTCTGAAGCAATACGAACTCCCTGAGTAATTCCGTAGTCCGATACTCCACTTACTGCAGGGAGGTTTCCGCCAAATCCCCTAGGATTGTAAACATAATAATCAATATACTCTCCCCAATCATACTCTAAAGCAGTTCCTTTGAGTTGATGTTCTTCTGCTGAATCTTTGCCAATTTTTTGTCTTACTTTTTTAATTTTAAGAGGATCAATCTGTCTCAGTTCTGTGATTCCCTTATTTGGATTAGCAAGATCAATTACTTTGTGATAATATAAACGACCATCAATATACCATTGGCGAATAATATTGTGTGCGTTTAGATCAAAATCTAACATCTTTAAGATATAATCAAATTCGTCTCTAATTTTTTTCTTAAGACCTGCACCAACATTTAAGTTAGATAATTCAATTTCTACAGGAGCATCGTTAGCATCCGTAACCAAAAATTCATTTACGATCTCATCTACAGCAGAATCAATCTCTGGATGAAGCGCCATTGAACGATAACGCTTAATGAGTTCAAACTCATTCCTTGCGTTGCCTCCTTCCACATCAACATAAGTGCCGAAGTACCCACCGGCAACTGTAGTGATATCTTCATTAGAAGTGGGCGGAACAGGAGATTGCCCTGCCTGATCCGCCCTTTTATTAATGAGAAATCCAAATAGTTTACTCATAACATAAGGTCTATAACTGTGCTATAGACTATTTATAGACCTTAGATTTGAGCGCCTGACTCAGCAATACCCTTAGCACCACCTCTGGATGCAGTTGCTGTCCAGTAGGAATACTGGAACTCAACTGTGAATTCCTCAATTTGATCATTGCTATCATAAGCAAGATCGATCTGAGAAACAGAAGTTGGGAATGCATACTTGAGGTTATAACCTCTGATGATTTGTTTGTTTGTATTTGGAGTTGTATCGTCTTGCTCTTGTGCTCTTTCAAGTTGGTTTACAATGATGTCAACGGAATAAGATCCTGTTCCACCAGTTGTTCCTAGGTTAGGAAGATCTGCACCATTGAGGTTGTGGTTGTTCATGGCATTTAACCATGACTCAAACCATCCTCTTGTGTTCATGTTCTTATCGTTGAAGAACGTTGCGGACCATGTATCAAATGTTCTGTCTCCAGCAATCTTGATTGTTCTTCCACGGAATGGAACTTCGATAACGCCAAGACTTGAACCAGGCAGAGCGGCAGACTTACAAAGAAGGTTTGCCAGCTCATCTCCCTGGTTGCCAGGACCAATCCCTGTTGGGAAAGGAATCTGGACACTGAACATGTTGGGCTTAACGCCCTGACCAATTTGAGTAATAAATCTACTAATTGATGCCATTTGTTTTTACCTCTTTTCTTTGTTGTTTAAAATCAGGTTCCAGTAATTTCCTGGAAGGAAACGCCAGTTCTTGTGGCGGTCAGTGTGATTGTAATGAAGTTAATTGAGCGTGTTGGTTGCAGATAAATGTCAGCAACAAACTCGTTACGATCAATAACACTTGGAGTATTATTTGAATCGTCGCAAACAACAATGAAATCTGTGAGACCTCTATCTGCTCTGATTTCAGAGAGATAGGAACTTACAGCACTAGAGAAACCAGATCTTGTGATCGAGTCATTCTGACTAAACAGAACTCCCTGAGCAAGAGTATCAACTCGCCTTTCGATATTCAGGAACAGACGACGAACGTTAATTCTGTCGAATGCTGATGGTGAAGATAGAGCGGTCTTATCACCAAATAGTGTAATGCCGCTACCACGCAGAGAAACAATTGGATTGATTCTTTCGGAATACAGATCGTCTCTATCTGCCTGCGATGGATTGTATGCTAATTTAATAGCATTTCTGAGTGAACCTCTACTTAAACCTGCTGGTGAATACCAGTCAGCAAGTTGTGCAGATGTAGCTACACAAAGACCAGCAACATCACCATTGCAAGGAACATAACGATATACATCGTTGAAACGATCATAGAGATACTTATATCCGCTATCAAATACAGCGTATGATGTTGAAGGTAAATTCTGGAAGAAGTTCAGAATATTTGTTTTTTGTGCTCCTACTGCAAGTGGAACATCTCCAGCACCAAGTTGATTTCCTTTGTGTGAAGAAACAAAAGCAACACAATCTTTTCTTTCTGTTGCGATACTTACAGCAGTTTGTGCTTTTGCAAGTGTGTCATTTTCGTCTGCTTTTGAACCACCCATGAGAATAAAATCAATATCAGTAGCATCATAACTTCTGAAGATTTCTAGAGCATCATTTGAATACTCGTAACCATCGTCATCTCCACCTGTTAAGGAAAGAACTTCAGATCCAATAATTGCTAAAGCACCAGCCGCAACTGATTCAACATTATCATCAGATCCGTCTGTCCAATCTGTTCCGCTATTGGTAACAATTGTAAATGGATTTTCAGCAAGTTGAATATTTGGCGAACCTTGATTGATAGATGTTCTGTAGTATGTGTTAAGTCCTTCTGGAGACTTACCACCCTGTAGTTTCGACAGATACTGGAATGTCTCTAAAACAACACCAGTGGATTTGGAAATAACAGCAACGTGGAACTCATCTCCACTAAATCCAAGATCAGCACCTTGAGCTGATGTTCCTGGACGAGGACCAATAGAATTTAATTTAATAGAGAAAGAACCCACTTGAACGCTTGAAGTTCTGTACCAGTCTTCTACCGATACTACGTTAATTGTATCGTTAACCACTGTCTGAATTGTTACTGTGACATCATTTGCAGGACTAGCAGTTCCCACTCCAAATTCTGTTCCTGGAATTACAATTGTGTTTCCTGTTGAATAACCAGATCCGCCAGTAACTGAAGTAAGTGTTACTACTCCGCCATCAGTTCCTGGACCTGCCCCATCAGCATCGGCAACAACTAGAACAACAGTTGCTCCTTTTACCGGATCAACGTAAGTGTATGTTCCTGGATCTCGCTCTGCTTGAGCACCACCACCAGCAGTAATTGTTCCTGTGGCAGCAACTCCGGTGTCTGGAATATCAACATCATCTCCAGCAACAATTGTGCTTCCAACAATATATCCAGTGTTAGTAGCAGAATTGTAGTTATAAAGTTTTGCTGTCTTTCCGCCAACAAAATTTAATGTAGTTCCATTAGTTGTAACTGCTGGATCTGATGCCAATACAATTTTCTGGTCAAAACCTCTGTCTACTGCAACAACAGCAAGATCATTACCCCATGAACCTTCGTTTGCCGCAGAAACTTCAGATCCAGCAGATTCTGCAACTTCAGCATTTGCACCAATTGCTCTTGATACAACTAGGCGACCACCATAGTTAAGAAATTCTGAAGCTACAAACCAATCTTCAGCATTTCCATCTACTGGTCCACCGAATGTATCGAGGAGTTCTTTCTGTGAGTTAATTGCTACTGGGGTTTCAACTGGACCCTTTTGGAAAGCGCCCGCATATGCTGCTCTGAGTGCCTGCGAGTTTACAATAGTTGTGTTTGTAAGATCGCGCTCTCTAATAATTACTCCAGGCGAGACTTGACTAGCCATGTGATTCTCTCCGTGACATCCAAATTTAATCTAGAATTATTTATTAAAATCAATAGTTCCACATGTATGATACTTCTTCCTGTGATTGTCCATACCAAACTGAATCATCACTAATGAAAGTATCGTCTCCTAGACCATCATCTATAAATCCAAATGGTGCCATGTCTTGCTCAATCTGATCCTTTTGGTCCTCGTAAATTCTTCTACGAATATCTTGATCAGTCATCTCTTTGAAATAATCCTGCATGACCAACCAGGCAAACAAGACCATACACATTACTAAGTCATCGTGATAACCCTCATCTGCTTCAAATGATTGTTTCTTTTGAATAAATGTTGTTAATTCTGATAGGATATCATAATCATTAAAAATTAATTTGTCCTCTTCAATAATTGCTTTAAGATTAGCACAACCAATTTTCTTAACTGTCACACTCATCTTGACACCAAGTTGAGTTTTATTTCCGGAGAATCCCTGCCCAACTATCTGACCAGCACGACCACGCATCGCACACATCAAGACATTAGGATACTCAAGATCATAATTTAATGTAGAAGCAATACTATCACCAATATCATTCACCTCACATAAAATGTAAGGCATATTATATTCTTTGGCAACTTGAAAAATTACACTAGGAAATAGAACTGGTTTGATAGTATTGTTTCTATACTTGGCAACAATACGATAAGGTAATGTTGTGATATCATATACAATGAATGCCGAGTAGTCTCCGCCAACTCCTCTAGCAACGTCAATTGTTATAATATATTCATGATTTTCAATTGCCTTCTCATATACATCTAATCCAGCATTTGATTTAATTGGATCAACAAATGTAAGATTTTGAAGTTTGGATGCTGAGATTAAAGTATCAACCGAACCTAAGAAGTTACATTCAAATTCCTGAGTAAACTGACGCTCAGATGTGTTGGCAATTGTTATTGCTTTCCAGTCAGCATCTCTACCAGGAACCTGAGACCAATGAACTTCATTAAACACATATCCATTCTTTCCATTCACAGCATTCATCCACATCTTGTAGAAGTGGTTCATACCATAAGGAGTAGAGATAATAATAACCTTTGTTGATTTACCAGATGTAATTGTAGGATACACAGAGGCAAAGAATTCTTCCGCGATGTGGTTTGGCACGAAAGCAAATTCGTCCAAAAAGAGTATGTTAAACGACATACCCCGGACAGCAGAAGCAGATGTAGAAGCGGCAAGGATTTTGGATCCATTTTCCAATTCCATAGAACCTTTGTTCCAAACTGCCACACCTTGTTGCATCCACTTAGGTAAATTCTCGTAACCTAATTGTAGACGACCCAGAAGGTCTCTCGCAGTTGAAGCTTTGTTTGCCAGAATACCAATATTTACATTATCATTAAAGATAGCATAATACAACAGATAGGAAACCACAGTCGTTGATTTACCAGTCTGTCTAGGAAGTTTGGCAATGTTAAATCTGTTTTCGTGGAAGTCACTAATGAGTTTCTCTTGAAAGTCCCACATCTCAAATGGAACAATACCTTCGTCAAGAGAAATGATCTTCATGTAGTTCCTTGCGAAATACACTGGATCCTGTTTACATTTTAAATATTCTTCTACTTGCTCTTTGGTAAATTCAATTTCAACTCCAACCTTTTTGAGATTAGGATTACCAAGATATAATTCTTTATTACCGCTCATTATAATTCTTCAGTTCTTTATCATAATTATGTAGGGTCTCCATTCTCTCTTCCCAACCCTTACCATCAGTTGTTCCTTTACATTGATTGATACAAGTGTCATCTCCAAATTTGTCACATACTAGAGATGCTAATTCGGTATCATTTCCCTTTTTATTTGTACCTGTCCAATAGTGTTGCCCATCTATCCATTGCGCCCCACATTTTGGGCAGGTCTTAATATCCATATTCTTAATCCAGAGGATACAATATTATATTTAGTTTGAGTGTATCCGTCCGTTACAATAGTTACTTAAGTTATGTTAAGTCCCAATAACTTAATGAACCTCTAATTAATTGATCGTTACTCTCCAGTGACTTAGCAGCAAGAACAACAACATCTGATGTGCTTGTAAAACTATTTCTTCCAAGTTGTGTATCCCAGTTGTATTCTGCTGTGTTTGTTACAGCACCACCAGCTTGATTTGTTGAAGACAAGTAAGCATGATATGTGATTGTTCCTCCAGTCATAACAGAGGCATCAACACAATAGTCAATGTTACCTTGTTGAGTCCAAGTTAATGTCCCACCATTTGAAAGAGTTGTTGGATTTAAAATTAAAGCAATTTCAAAATCAGCAGCACCAGTAGAAAAAAGTTGGAAGGCATCAGTCATTACAACTCCATCTAAGCGACCGCTGTTCAAACGATATGCTGCTATTGGAGTGAATGCTGTAGTTGAAGCTGATACAGCAGTTGGTCTAATGAAAACTTTTCTGGTAGTCTTTTTTTCGTAACCACCTTCTGACATCATGGTTGAACAAATCTGCTTCATTGTATGTGATCCAGAAGCAGAAACATTTTCAATCTCATAACGAAGTGGTAGAGTAGCAGTTGTCATATAAACAGAAGTTAATCTGTTTGTGTTGTGGAATATATGAGCAATGTGAAATCTACCATCAACAACAAATCCAAAACGAACATCACCAACTCCCAACCATTCAATGTCCATCCACATTAGATTTGCTTTTGCTACATCTAATGTTACCCCAGATGGACCAGTGCCATCAAATGAATCTACATTCCAATTTGCTTGTGCTACTTTATTTGTGTCTACTGGAGCTCCTGAAATACTAGTTCTCAAAACTAGAAAATTACCAGTGCCATCATTCTCAAGGAACACTCCATTATTTGTACTGAAGAATCCAACACGCTGGCGTAAACCAGAAACTGGTGTAGCAAATACAAAAGAATTTAAATTGAATAAAGACTTTCCTGGTTGATAGGAGAATACTCTTTTTGTTTCTCTATAAACTTTACTTCCTGGAGAGGAAGTTACATTCATTTGAATAGTGCTCTGAGTAGGATCATGAGAAACAGATCCGCCAGTAGCAGTGAAAGTTGCCCATTTTCCATTATCTTCGTAACGATGATGACTATCAAAAAGTGTGTATGGTGCCGAAGTTCTTAATCTACCAAAGGCATCAGTAGCAGTTCCTCCAGTTCCCTCGTTGACATTGCCGTATCTGTCGGCAATCATTACGACTTCAAAGTTTGTTTTTTCCTGTGCTAGGAAATTTTCGTAATACTTGCTATATTGTGCCATTAGATTAATACCGGATTGTTATCTTTATCATGACGCTGATATGTTCCAGGAGTTCTTAGAGTATTATCAGCATTTCTTGCCTGATAAGTTCCTGGTGTTCTTGCTGAGTTATCTGATAGTCTGGCAACATAATCACCATTCCAGACATCATATGTAATAGTTGACCATCCCTCAGTTCCAGCATACAGAGTTACTGAGGTTGAAGATGGTTGCGTGACAACTGGATTACAATCTTTATCGTGTCTAATATAAGACATTTTTACTTTTATTTATTCTTGACGCCCATTGACTTCAGCATCTTCTGTAAATCAGATGTGCTACCGATGAACATTGAGTTGTTATTTGTTACACTCTTTGGTCCAGATTCCTCAGCATTTAGATCCTTCATCTTGCGGTGTAGATCAGTAAGCTTCTCAGCCATCTCTGTGGTCTGCTTGATGAGGTTTCCCGCCACCTCAAAGGCACGAGGATGCCCAGACTCTTGAGCGATCTCCAGAGCGCCGTTAACCGCCTCCTGACCCTTCTCAATCAGATCATACAATGAACCACGAACATACTCGTAGTCTTTGTCTCTGTCATTAACATTTGTATTCTTTCTTGCCTGCTTAAATTCCTGAATAGGAGCAGACTGCTCTACTTGAATATCAAATGTTTCTTCCATTGTCTTTTCAAATTCGTTCATCATTCTTGTGCCTCATCTCCAATAAAGATACCTTCGCTAAATCCAAAGTCATCGCCAAATACATCCTCAGGTGAAACTAGATTACGATCTGCTGTATCAATATCCCCATCACCATCGTAATCTTTGAGTGCCTCAACTTCCTTGACGATCTTCACAGCTCGTCTTGGAGTCTCAATGCCACCAGCAGTTTCGTAGACCAGTGCCTTACGAATGACATCTGCCTTGGTGTAAGGTCCGTAGATGTATGACTTGGCAGTAAATCTGAGAGTCCAAGTAATTAATCTTCTCTGTAGAAAATCATCATCCCAGTCATCTTCATAATCTACATTGTTTAAATTGATGTGAACATCTTTAACTTCTTCCATCTCAGGAATGAAGTTGATGTTAATATTAAATGATGGTTGGAAGAATGGTAGAATCTGTTCTAAAATTTGAAGTCCATCTGTTTGAGACTTCGCTAAGATTCCGAGTTCAAATTCCATGTTGTATGGAACGGGAACATACTGCTTGATCAATGCTGGATCTACTCTATTCTCCTGATCTCCCTGAGAATTGAAAATCTTTTTAGTGGGACTAGTCTTTCTGGCGGAATCATATGAGATACCTGTCATCTCAAAGTAGATACGAGGAAGCGTGATAGCAACCTTACGCAGTTCTGGATTCTCTTCTAATCTGGTTACGAACTTATTCTTTGGTCCGTATGCCAGAGGAACCTTCTGTCTAGTAATTACAGATCCGTCCTGTGGATCAGCAGTTTCTAGTGTGATATTATTAAACAGAGTTCCAAAACCTTTGATGGTCTTAGCAACTGCTTCGTTATAAAAATGAGTTCCAAGCATTAGAAGTTACCATTCATGTTACCAAATTCGCCAAATGGATTGCTTTCTGACCAGTCCAGAATATCAT